TTTAGAAAAATATAAGGAGCCGCCATCTATTGAGGCGCTTAAGATTGCGATTGACCATCGTAAGGATTTGAATGAAGAAACTTATCAAGGTGTTCATGCATTTGCTGATGAATGTCAAATTGATAAGGAAACTGGAATTGATTTCTTAATTGATGAAACAGAAAAGTTTTGTCAAGACAAAGATTTATATAACAGTATTCGTAAATCTATTCTTATTCTTGATGGTCAAGACACTGTTAATGGTAAAGGAGAAATCCCAAGGCTGTTATCCGATTCGTTAGGTATCAGCTTTGACCAATCAGTAGGTCACGACTTTCTTGAAGATATTGATGATCGTTATGAACATTATCATCGTAAAGAAGAAAGAATCCCATTTGATGTTGACATCTTAAATAAAATTACAAAAGGTGGTATCCCACGTAAATCTATGACTGTCCTCCTGGCAACAACAGGTGGTGGTAAGTCATTATTGAAATGTCACATGGCAGCAAATCATTTGATGTATGGAAAGAATGTTCTGTATATTACAATGGAAATGGCTGCTGAAGAAATCGGCCGTCGTATTGACGCAAACATTATGGACATTACGCTTGATGAAGTTGTAGAAGTCCCAAGAGATGTTTACGAAAAACGCATGGCAAGATACAAAACAAAAACAACAGGTAAGTTGGTAATCAAAGAATTTCCTACAGGATCTGCACATAGCGGTCACTTCCGTCATTTGCTAAATGAACTGAAACTCAAAAAGAACTTCAGTCCTGATGTTATCTTCCTTGATTATTTGAACATATGTTCATCATCTCGAGTTCGAGGTGCAGCTGCTGCGAATAGTTATACTTTAGTAAAATCAATTGCTGAAGAGGTTCGTGGATTGGCAATGGAATATAATTGTGCAATCGTTACTTCTTCTCAATATAACAGAGATGCTTATGGAAACTCTGATGTTGATTTGACTAATACTTCTGAATCTATGGGTATCACTCATACTGCTGATGCGATCTTTGGTCTTGTCAGTTCAGAATACCTCGACGAAATGAATCAATTGATGATTAAACAATTGAAGAATCGTTGGGGAGACATTAGTTATTATCGAAGGTTCCTAGTCGGTATTGACCGATCCAAGATGAAGATTTATGAGCTTGAGGAATCTGCTCAGCAAAATATAAATCTTGATGGTCCTGGAGGTGGTCAGTCGCCGGGAAAGAAACAGAGTTATGACGACGGTCCTGTATTTGACAAGACCGACATTGGACTTAGGTTAAATAAACGTAAGTCAGGAAAAAATGTATTTGGTGATGTAGAACTGCGATAAGTTATCTGTATAAATAAACTAAAGTAAACTAGAATTTATAATAGGTAATTTATGCGCAGGTTCAAAACATTCGTTGCTGAAGCATCAATACTTAAACCCGACTATGTTGTCGGTCATAAGGTTGTATTCAAAGGCAAAGATTTTCCAACCCTTGTCAAGATGGGTTATAAAGAAGGTGACATTTTTGAAATCGTTGGTCCTGGTTCAAAGGTTGACGCTTTTGATGGAAAGGAAGATGGCGAATTTGAAAAATTCTTAAAAGCACCTGACGGTAAAATTATTCATGTTAAAGGAGGCCAAGGAACTCGTTCTTCGGCCTTTACTCATTATAAAGAAGGCGGAGGAATGCCTTCTGGTGCAGAATGGGAAGACCTTATTGTATTTGCCTATAACGAATTAAAAGGCCAAGATACCGACGCTGAAACAAAAAAAGTCGCCATGAAATATTGGGGATCCTATCAAGAACAAGCAGAAACAATTGCCAAAAACTTTGAAAGAGGTTTATCGGCAAGAGCATTAGTTCAGACAGGACGCGGTGGTGCAGTAGGAACTGTTAGCCTTGGTCCTATATGGCAAAAACAAGGTGCAAGAGATAAGACTCCTAAAACAGATATTGCATCTTCTGATTTCAAAGAAAAGATTTCCTTAAAGAAAGGCGGTGGTTCTCAATTAGCATCTGCGAAAAAGAAAGAAGCTATTGCTATTGTTGAAGCTGCATTATCTGAAATGGGTAATGAAAAGAAATTTGCCGCGAACTTAGTTTCAGAAATGGAATCAAAAATGACAGAACTCATATCAAATGAAACTGTCACTAACCTAAAGAAACAATCAAAAGCTGGTGCTAAGACCGCTGAAGTAATTGACTTTCAGGAAAAAGATAAAAACAATAAACAACTTGGTGATATGCTTGCGACTTATCTTAATCAGGATAACGAAACAAATGCTTTATTTAGTAAGTATGTAGTTTTAGAAGCAAGTACAGGTAATAATAAATTTGGTTCTCCTGATGCAAAAGCAGCTGCTAACTTATTAGGTAAATTTGAAGTAAGCGGTAAAGTTGACCTTGAGCCAATCGGTTCAATTCACGATCCTATTATTAAAAAGTATGCAAGTACTGTAAAACCTTATGTTGCATTTAAAAAAGGTGGTGGAAACAGCCCTGCTTATTCTGCTTTACGATTAGGTATTAAAGAAGATATACAATCATTTAGAGATATTATAGTTGAAGAACTATCTAATGTTGATGGTTTATTAACAGAAGATTTCCTTTGTGAAGGTCCTCTTGATATGTTAAAGAAAGCTGCAAGTAGAGCAAGAGAAATTGGTTCTGCTTTAATGACAAAAGTTAAGTCTGCTGTAATGGCAGTTATTAAAAAGGTCGGAGCAATGTTAAAGAAGATTGCATCTTTAGGACGAAAGATGTTCGGCGCATTAATGAAGTTTCTTGGATTAGATATAATGTTTGCTAACAACATTCCTGGTGAGGTATCGTTGTGAGAAAGTATAAAGATTTTGTAAACGAAGGACCAAACGATCCTGCGATCTTTAAAGCAATCTTTTTAGCAGGCGGACCAGGTTCAGGTAAATCATTTATGGTTGGTCAAACATCATTGGCTGCTCATGGATTTAAAATTGTAAATTCTGATATTGCATTTGAAAAGGCAATGGAGAAAGCAGGATTGGCAATGGATCCTGAGACTATCTTTTCTGCTCAAGGACAAGCAATAAGAGATAAAGCAAAACGATTAACTGGTATTCAATTTGAAAGATATGTTGAAGGTCGATTAGGTTTAGTCATTGACGGAACTGGTAAAGACGAAGAGAAAATCAGAAATCAAGCAACAAAACTCAAATCATTAGGTTATGATGTAGCAATGATTTTTGTCAATACAGATTTAGATACGGCAATTGCTCGAAACGAATTAAGACCGAGAAAATTACCGACAACAACAGTAGTGACAATGTGGAAAGCAGTTCAGAAAAACATTGGTCGATTCCAAGGATTCTTTAAAAACAATATGTTAATCCTTGATAACTCTGAAGGAACACAATGGACAAACTCTGCACAGGTCGGTTATAAGTTTGGTAAGGCATTTGCCACCAAACCCGTAACAAATAGAAAGGCAGTTAATTGGATTAATTCTTTTAAACCTTCAATGGTTGAGTCAACATTATCCGCTCCTAATATTGCTATCCTAGATGCGTTACTTGCTGATGTTAAAAAGAAATTAGAAAAAGATTTAAAACGCGGAAGTAATCTAAAAGATTTGGATGATATTGCCGCGATGGTTAACAAACGAGTTGAGAAAGATTTTAAACACAAAGGTTATGCAAGATTAAAGGATCGTAAATGAAGTCATATAATCAATACATTGCTGAAGCTGCGCAGAACCTTCATATGACTCACCTTGAGGATGCTGTTATTGATGGTGGTGTCACAGGAACAAGAAACGTAATTAATTATATTCGCAATATACGCGATATGCTTTCAGGAAATACTTCTGCACCTGTTAGCTTAACAACAAAATGGGATGGAGCTCCTGCTATCTTTGCTGGGATTGACCCGAGCGATGGCAAGTTCTTTGTCGCAAAGAAAGGTGTATTTAATAAAACACCAAAACTATATAAAACAAATAAAGAAATAGATAATGACCTATCAGGAGACCTCAATGCAAAATTTAAGACTGCGTTGAGCGAATTGTCGAAGATAGGAATTGAAGGAGTAGTGCAAGGTGATTTCTTATATTCAAAAAGCGATCTTAAAACAGAAAATATTGATGGAGAACCGCATATTACTTTCCATCCTAATACCATTGTTTACGCGGTACCTAAATCATCAGACCTCGGTAAGAAAATATCAAACTCGGAAATCGGAGTGGTCTGGCATACAACATACGGAGGACCAACTCTTGACAAAATGTCTGCAAGTTTTGGTCAGGCGATCTCAACTAAACTTAAGGATGTTAAAAGCGTCTGGCATGTAGACGCAACCTTTAAAGATGTATCAGGTACAGCAACATTTACTGCGGAAGAGAACAAAGCAATTACAGCGATGTTATCAGAAGCAGGTTCAATGTTTAGAAAAATTGATGCAAAAATTTTAAATGAGTTCGGAAAGAACGAAGATTTAAATCAAAAAGTAAATACATATATTAATTCAAAGGTTCGTGATGGTCAACGTATAGGTGCAGTTAAGCCTTTCGTATTAGGACTTCAAAAATACATACAAGATTATTATAAAAAACAAGCAGATGCAAGAAAGACTCCTGCTGGTAAAAAAGTTCAAATGGATAAAGCAGCCGCCGCACTATCTGTTTTCTCAAGACAAAACATTAGAAAGATTGAAGAAATCTTTGCTTTATACGATAAGCTTGTTGATATTAAATATGTGATTATAAATAAATTAAATAAAGTTCAGGGTATTCGTACTCTACTCAAAACAAATAAAGGATTTGAAGTGACAGGTCAAGAAGGATTTGTTGCGATTGACCAATATGGAACAAACGCATTGAAGATTGTTGACCGACTTGAATTTAGTAAAGCAAACTTCAGTCCAGAATATATTAAAGGGTGGCAAAAATAATGGCATTCGTAACAGTACCAGGAAGCAACGGAACATGGGAATATGACAACGCAGCAACTGCAGCAGATACATATTCTACAAGTCCAGGAACAGTCACAGCAGGTGTAAGATCATTTACAACACCGGGCGGAGTGACAACTCAAACTTATATCAAATGTAGGAAGCCAGGAAAGACTTTGGTGAACGGCGAAATCAATAAAGACTTTTATGATTATCGTAATTCACAAGGTACACCATAATAGTTGACATAACCTCCTAACTTTGTTATAATATAAAATCTTTTACATAATGAGGAAGTGATCTTGAAAGACGTCACAGTCATAAATTTTTACGGCGGACCTGGCTCAGGCAAATCAACTGCTGCAGCAGGTCTTTTTTATAACATGAAAATCGCAGGATATAATGTTGAGCTTACAGACGAGTTTGCTAAAGAATGCGTTTGGGAAGGCAACATTCCAATGCTCCAAGACCAACTCTGGGTTCTTGGTCATCAACACCGAAAGATATTACGATTAGCGGATAAGGTAGATTATATCATTACCGATAGTCCTGTCTTATTAAGTCCGATATATCGTTGTCGTTACGGTGAAAGTTTATATTCAGAATTAATTGACAAGATGGCTTTAGAGTGTTATAATTTATATAAGACAAATATTAATTTTATGTTAGGTCGTCAAGGTAATTTTGAACAAAAAGGTCGCGCTCAAGATCTTGAAGAGTCATTAGAAATTGATGCTGCCATTGTGAATCAATTTGAAACTCTGGATATTCAATATATAAAATTAGAATCCGAAGATAACGCTCGAGCGGCAATGAGGTATATACAACGATTATGAATACCGAAAAGATCGTAGAAAAATTTAAAGATATAGACCCTAAACTTAGAACTTATTATATTATGAAGTGGGCTCAAGAAAAAGGTATTGACGAAGATCTTGCGATGGAAATGGCTGGCTATGTAAAAGATAGTTATATAGGCGCAGGCGCGTGGATGTGGAGATATGAATATTAATATTGAAAAGAAGATGACGCATATATGGATTGGTCCTAAGGATCCTCCATTGAAGTGGATGAATACTTGGAAAGAGAAAATGCCTGACTGGGAATATAGTATCTTCACTGATGAAATGCTTCATAATCGTAAATGGTATAATCAACATTTAATAGAAGAATATTATCGAAGAGGTACTTGGGCAGGTGTTGCTGATTTAATTCGTTATGAGTTAATTTATGAAAGAGGTGGATTTTGGCCTGAAGCAGATTCAGAATGTTTACATGATGTATCGGAATTATTTGTTGAGGATCCTAATTTAGCATATACAGTATATGAATGCGAACAAGTATTACCAAAATCAATATCTCCAATCATGGCAGCAAACCCTGGAAACAAGTTCCTAGATTTAATCCTACGAAATTTACATACACTTAAACCAAACCAATTACACGAAAAGCCACATGAATCTACAGGAAACTTTTTCCTAGCAAGAATTTTAGATTTTCATAGAGATAAGCTACATATCTTTCCGTCACATTATTTCATACCTCAATGGTATCGCCACGGTTGGCCTAGATATAATGGACCTGATAAAGTATATGCAGAACAACATTGGGGTTCAACCGCGCTTGACGGTGGAATGCCTTGGTTAAAGGATTATTCACAAGGAGTATAAATGTACTTATCAAAAAAGTATAAGTTATTATTTTTAAGAACACCAAAAACTGGAAGTAGCAGTACATCAGAGTTCTTAATTAAAAACATCGACGACCCAGATGCAATCTATACAGAGATTGACGACACAGGAATTCCTGGCACATTAAACCCTCATATTGTAAATAGGAATCGTCCTTTTAAGTATTTTCATTTTAGTTTAAATGATTTAATTCGCGAAGGAGTAATTACACCTGATATTATAATGAACTATCGCTGTATCAGTGTATTAAGAAATCCTGTAGATAGACAAAAAAGTTTTTATTACTTTATGAAAAAGTGGTGGGCACCAAATACAGTTGCTACACTTGAGGAATATAAATCATTTTCTCCTGACGGTTATTCATTAAGAAGAGAATACAATACAATGCTCAAACAAACTGACTTATTAATGTTTGAAGGCAAACTACGTGGTGAGTTTTGGTTATATGAAAATTTAGAAACAGAACTCCATAAATTAATGGACGATTTAAATATTGAAATTAAACATCCATTACCACAACACAAGTCAGGATTTAGAAAAGACCGAGCAACAGAAATACAATTTGATGATGAAGTAATGACTAGTTTACGAAATCATTTCAAATTAGATTTTGAAACATATGAGAAACTATCAGGATGAAAGCATACATTCTAAAACATGACCATCCATTGTCACACGAGTACGCAGCCGTTTGTGCAGAGACTTGTGATGCGATTGATTTAGATTGGGAATACTTTATGGGTTGGTCTAATTGCACAGGTCGTATGGCTTGGTGCGAAACAGGCATCAAGATGAAATTCTATGAACCTATGTTGCACATAGAGAATCCTAACCAACATCAAAAGGCAAATGTTTGTTCAGCAGGACATGGAGCAATTTGGAAAAAGATTGCTGATGGTGATGATGAAGTTGGTATTGTATTAGAACATGATGCAATAATGTATTATAAGCCTGATATTAAAGTACCTGATAATTATATTATTGTATTAGGTTATAAAGTACCTGACCATTGGAACTATAAATTTTTGGACGCTAAACATGAACCAAGACAATTAATTCCTATTGATGGTCATGAAGGTGCACATGCATATATGATGACAAAAAGAACAGCGCAAAATCTTGTATGGGAGATTGAACAAAGAGGTATATTAGGTGCTGTGGATAATGCATATTTTATACGAGGACAAAGACAAACAAGTATTCCACTTTGTATTATGTCTCCTACACCTGCTTTAGGTTATTTAAGAGAATCGACGATTTGGAACTCTTCAGCACATAGGAACTATAAATTTATCGACTCATTCCAAAAATATTATAAATAAAAACACTAGCAAACTAAATTTAGGAAAATATTAATGTCACGCTTATTAGAAAAAGATACGACATCTCAGGCCGCTGCGTCAATTGACGACTACAACGACCAAGATAATATCAAAGACGCTGATAATAAAAATATTAAAAAGCGCAAAGACTCCAAGAAGGACCAAGATACAGGTAAAGGAATTATTAAAAAAGATTCCAAGAAGTCTTTTGACGCAAGCAAATATGTCGATACCGAACCTACAATCAAAGAGGCTGTTTCAGGAACCGCAGTTATCACATTTGGTAGAATGAACCCTCCAACGGTAGGCCACGAAAAACTTGTAAATAAGATTATCTCTGTTGCTATTGATGAAAAAGGTACCCCGCTAGTATACCTTTCAAAAACACAAGATGCAAAGAAGAATCCTCTAACATACGACCAAAAAATCAAATATGGACAATCCCTGTTCGGCCGGAAATATGTTGTTAAATCTAATGCAAGGACAATCATCGAAGTAGCAAAGGAATTACAGAAAAGTTATTCAAAGCTCGTTGTGGTTGTAGGTTCAGATCGCGTTAACGAATTCAATACTCTCTTACAAAAATACAACGGAAAAGATTATACATTTGATGATATTAATGTTGTATCTGCTGGTGACAGAGATCCCGATGCTGACGATGTTTCAGGAATGTCAGCGAGTAAGATGAGAGGTTATGCCGCTGATAACGATTATGTAAATTTCAAAAAAGGTGTACCTACAAGAAACGAATCTATTATTAAATCTTTATTTAACGATGTTCGTAAAGGAATGGGTATTAACGAACAGTTAAATTTTGCTGTAGACCAATTCCTTGCTGAAAGAGTTAAAGATGGTAAAGTGGATCCTTTATCACCTATGGGTAAAACAAAACTAACAGGTGCTGAGGTTGCTCAATATTATAAAAATAATCCTAGAGCAAAGTCTGCAGCCAATCGCGATAAAACAGTTAAGTTAGGAATTGAGATTGCGTTAGACCTTTCAGGTAATATGAATTACGCAATTAAAGAAATTGATAAACTCAAAAGAAACCTTTCAAAACATCCCGAAGTTCAAAAAGCATTAAGACATGCAAATGAAGAAGTTAATCCAGATTTATATCGAGCAGCTTCTATTCAAGAACGTTTACAAAAAGAAGACGATAAAGAATCAAAGAAACAAAAGCAGCAGCCTGGATATTATAAAGGCCTAGGTGGTTCTACAAAAGATAAAAGACAAGCACAATTCGCAAAGCAAGCCAAGATGGATGATGACAATCCTAATGCTTACAAACCTGCTCCTGGCGATGCAACTGCTGATACAAAACCATCCAAGCATTCAAATAAATTTAAGAAAATGTTTGGTGAAGCAGTTAAAGGCAATATGGAACGCGCAGGTTTAAAAAGACCTCACCAATTACTAAGACAAGATAATACTGTAAATTTTGATTATAGATTTAAAATGTACGGCAAAGCAAAAGAAATGGAAGCTGTTGAAAAACAAAGAGCTGAAGTTGAAGCCGAAATTACAGAACAAAAGATTAATGAATTATATAATTTAATTGAGCAAATAGAATTTGTAAATGAAGATAGTAGCCCAGAGAAAGCTTTAAAAGATAAAGCAGAAAAGAGTGGAATGCCTTTAGCAATTTTAAGAAAGGTATTTGACCGAGGTGTTGCTGCATGGAGAACAGGTCACAGACCTGGGACAACTCCTGTTCAGTGGGGATTAGCAAGAGTAAATAGTTTTGCTACAAAATCACCAGGAACTTGGGGTAAAGCTGATAAAGACTTGGCTGATAAAGTTAAATAATGGATGATATAAATAAATTAAACGAAACTGGTGGAGCCGGAGATTGGGGAACTGATAAGGCTCGTGCAAGATTACAAAAGGACACTCCGGGTCAAGAAATTACCAAAGGGAAAAAGATGAAAACTTTTAAAGACGTATTAACAGGTATAGACGAAGCATATCGCAAACCTACCGCAGCTGAAATCAAAAAAGATAAAGAGCGTGAACGTAAAGCTTCAGGTAAATCACGTTCAAGCATGTCTCATAAGTCTGCCAAAGGAAATATGTATGGCAAAATGATGGGCGGTCTTAAGGACGATGTTCAAGAAGCAATGTCTCCTGCTGAGAAAAAGAAAAGATTACTATTAATCAAACAAGCAGTTGAGAAACTCAATAGGGCAAATGCTGAAAAGGTAAAGAAAGATGCTCTTGCTCATATGAAAGCCTCAGGTATGTTTGATGAAGATCTTGATGAATCAACAATTGATGAAGCATTAGGAAATAAAAATCCAAGTCATAGAGAAAAATTAAAATTAGACAAAGATGGGACTATCCACAATATCCCAGGAAAGAAAATGGGTTCTGCTTATAGTATTAAACCAAGAATTGACGGCGGTGTATTAAAGTTTGGCACAGTTGATGAGTTTGGTAATATTAATACTATGACATTAGCTGATTTAGCAAAGGTAATAAAATAATGAAATCATTAAGAGAAGCATTAAATGAGGTAAGGAGTTTAGAAACTCATCCTCTAGTTAAAAAGGCAAGAAAGGCTCATAAAGACGGAGTCTGGGACGGCAACGTAGATAAGAATGGTAATCCTATTGTTCATATCAACGGTAGACCTCATACTGTTGTTGTGGAAAATTTAAATCAGGATTTAACGCTTGCTTATAAAAACATTGAGCGATTGGCACGCCAGGAATCAGGTCAAAATAAGAAAGATTATTTAGCTCTTGCTGCTGCACTAAAGAAGAGAGATATCGAAGGTGCAAAGAAAGTAATGCGAGGTATTAGTACCTTAGAAATTCAAGGCGATTTACTAAATGTTGTCGTTGGATATAACGCGTTATTAAAGGCAATGTATCCTAAAGCAAAACAAGGCGATAGAGTAAGTAAAATTGTTAACGAAGATTTACAAGAAGCTGACATGTTTAAGGTCGCAAAAGAATTTGAAAATTATGCAAGAAAG